CGTAGGGGGTTGAATAGTAACGGTTGTTCCCACAGGAATTTTATCTGCTAAGTAGGCAGATATTTCTCCAGATAGCTGAGTCCAAGCAGAAGTTGGTGTACCACTAACAACACCTGGCGTTACTGAATCATCGTTTTGATTCTGTAAGTAGAGAGTAACAGAGCTATACACAGCAGCAAGAGCTTTTGCTCGACCTACTGTAGGTACCTGTGTAGCTAGAGCTGCATAATCAGTCAGGGTAATTGCTCTACGACGTGTAGTAATTGCATTTTTAACTTTTGCACGAATTTGATCATTGTCGTCCCCATCAGCACCTCCATACGAAGCAGATGGGTTTGTTACAGAAAGGTAACCAATAGCTTCCGGAACAGTATTTCCAGGAATAAACGTTACTTCTTCAATAGTTCCAGAGTTAAGATTTCCAGCTATGCCCGCGCTTGTTCGATACAAAGCACTAATAACTTGTCCAGCAGGAGGTATAGCTCCATTAATTCCATCACCAAACTCAAGAGAGGTTGTTCCGTCCTCATCTATGTTTGTAGTAAATACAAGTTGGTTTGGTCCTGCTTCAGTCAAAGACTCTACGTAATTCCACGGGGTAAAGGCAACTCCTTGCCCAACATAAACAATTACTGAATTGTCAACAATATTAGGATCAATTAACGAGATAACTTGTCCGGCTGTACCGTCTGAAGTTCCTAAATTTACTGGAAGAGGCTTGTTAGTAGTTGGGCTAACTAAGTCAGGTCGATCTGTGTTTACTGTCTTTCCTTCTTGACAAAGAAGGGTTACGGTATCGCCAGGAGCTAGCTGCGTTGCGTTTTCTATAGTTTCAAAATAAACTTCTGTGTAGTCTCCGTACAAAAGAGTAGCTAAAACTTGAGTTCCTACCGGAATATCTAAGGCAACATCACTAATGTTTTCAAACACCACACTAACTCTTGCCGGTGTAGGCCCCGAAACTCTGTATCCGTACAGTTTTCCTAAATCAACAAGGGTTTTTCTACGAGCCGCGGTATCAAGGTTTAACTCGTTAGCTACGCGATCGATATAGTAAGACATAACGTCGCCCATATATGCAAATGATTCGAGAATAACAGTTCCTAAATCATTAGGATCGTCTGCCGTCCAAGCATAGTTTGTTCTAACGTTAACTAAGCTAGTTAGGTCTTCCACCAAAGATTGGTAGTCTCTGGAGGTGTAGTCTATCTGGGAAGGTACTTCATTAGCCATTATTTATCACCTCGTAGTGGTCGCGTCTGGATTTAAAGTTGTGCTTAAAACTTGAATATTTGTTGTAGTAAAATCAGGCAAAGTTACATTTAACTCTACGGATACTTGTCCGTCTTCTAAAAACCCAATAACATTTACCTTTTCTACAGTAAGTTCTGGAATCCAAGTAGCTATTGCGGAACGAATTGCTTGATTTATTGCAGCATCTACTTTTCCTTGGTTTTCAAACATAGCTGCGCCCATATTTGTACCGTACGTTGGTCGCATAGGACGTTCGCCAATAGCGGTAGACAAAAGGGTCAACACTCGGTCTTGATAGATTTTTTCCTGTGTAGTTGTGCTAGTTGTTTTACCAAACGGGTCTAGAGTAAATGGGAAAGCGATTGCTTTCATCCTTGCACTCCTATCCATACTGGTTCTTCAAGTAGTCCTGCTACAAACATAATCCACACACGCTGCCCCTTATTAGGCACATATCTGTGTGGGGTATGCTCGTCGGTGCTAGTTGCATCGTTAAACATACTGGTTTTGGCGTCTGAGCCATTCCATTTTTTTGTCGCATCTACGGCTGTTTTATGTGGGTGTTTAAGGGTACCAGCGCCTGCTTTTGCTACCACGGTCAACGCCGGGATAGTTATAGGGTGCGTATGTGCGGTCCCTCCTGAAGCAGAACCTGAAGTAACTGATGTTGAGGACGTAGTTAAGAGTGCGGCAATTTGAGCTGCGGTATGCTCTTGATGGTCTGGGTGGTTTGCATTATGGGTAATGGGAAGCACAGCCTTTGCCCATCCAGTAACTTCTTGCCCAGTTACAGTTACTTGAACTTTAATCCGCCCCTTTTTTAAAGGGTCGTTAATTTCTTTAACAATTCCCTCATAAATACCAAAAAATCTAACACGACCTTGTGGATCGCACATATAGGTCTCTGGATTAACTTCTCCAATTGTCATTTAGCACTCCAAGTCACTTCTCGTCTTACTTGAGAAAAGTCTGGAACTTCTCCCTTGTATAGGTTAGGAGTATACTTTGTTGCAGCTGGTCTAGCGTTAGGCGAAGGAACATTCTTAAATGATTTAGTAGCTTTTACGCCTAAATCTGTTTTTCCATTGTTTACTCCAATAGAGTAGTTGTTTAGTTTTGCGCCTTTTGTAGTCAAAGACTGGTTTGCTAGCTCAGCTTCAAAATCTCTTTTTCCAGAATTAGTGCCAGCGCTAGGGTCTGAATCACCAAGTTTATCGGCACCAATTGTTACCTCAAGTTGATAGGCCATATTTCCGCTACCAAAGAGATGGCTAACTTCTAAGACCGTCCAATACCCAGACATACCTTGATCTAGATTATCAAGGTATATGACTTCTCCTACTTGAACGTTTGCGTCTCCCGCAAGAGTGACCGTCCCACGATAGTTGTAACGATAGCCTTCGGCAATATCCTCAGCAATGTACTTAGCGTCAGCTAAGCTAGTGGCAACTTCAAAAGGAAGGTGCTTTACAAATTTTGCTTTTTTAGGCTGTTTGCTATGTGGGCTGGTCATTTTTTCAAAAATTTCTTATTAGGTACAACCGCCCCAAGAGTTTTCTTAGCTGCAGGCTTAATTGCATGCTTGGTTGCAATAGGTTTGTTGTTAGTTTGATGTAATCCGCTTACAACTCGATCTACAGTAGAACCTATAAAGTCCGGTGCCTCATCGGATACGTGCAGAACAAAATCAAAAATTGTTCCCATTTGTTGAATAACTCTAGATGTAGGAGCAGCGCCTTCTTTAAAAAAGTAAGAAGATTTAGGCTTGCTAGAGGTAGCTAATTTATTTTTAGACATAAAGTAGATAGTAGTTCCGTTTATCTTTAACCCAAAGCCGGTCTGTTTAGCTAGACGTCGAAGAAGCTGCCAATCACTTTGGCCTCCCTGACCAATACTAGAAAACACTCTAGGGTGGCGTTGAGTAACCGCTTTCATTCCGTACTGTTTTGCAATTTTTTGCACTATTTGGTCAGCCGTAACGTTTTTGTAAATTTTTTGTTTAGTATTTTTTAACAAGTAGGTTGGTGAGGCGCATATAATAGTGGTTGAGTTGTCTGCTATTGTTCCCGGTATAACTTTATGTACGTATCCAACCCAGGTAGCTTTTGCTTGTCCTCCAGAGTAGTTAAACGTTACTGGATCTCCAGAACCAATAAAAGTGCTTGAGTCTTCAATTTTTCCGGCATACTTAAGTACTAGAAGGTCATGGTGCTCAAACTTTTGTTCTAATCTTGCACTTAAAAGAGTTAAAGGAAAATTAGGGTTTAGTTCAAAAATTACTTCCCTACTTGAGTCCCTTTCTATAGGAGTAACAACAAGTTTCTTTTTAGTTAACGGTACCGCAGCCATTTTAACTCCTTGGAATTCTTATGATAGTTCCAGGTTCAATAGAAAAAGCATCAGGAAGATCTGGATTAATATCCAAAATTTCCCACCAACGTGTAGCGTCAGATAAGTACACAGAAGCCAAGTAATCTAACCGGTCTCCATCTACCCAAGTGTACTCAACGTAAGTAACTCGAGTAGATTCAGGAAATGCTCTGTAAACCGTCCAGTTATACGCCTTAGTAGATTTGTTTTTAATCTGTTGAGCGTCTCCGTCATAATAACGAGAGTTTCTATAAACCGCCATTATGCCTTCTTTCCTTGGTAACCACTGTAAGGGTTAGTAGCGTTATTAGCTTTGATAATTGGGCTAAGGTTGTTAAGCGCATCTGCTTGAAGATACTTAGAGCCTTTAGTTGGGATATCAGGAATACGCTCAAGTTGAATTTGCACTACAGTTCTAATAGGAATCATTTCTCTAGTAAACATGCTGTGCTCAATAGACAAGCTGCTAAGAACTACCTTGTATCGCATGTGATCAGACACTTTAAATACAAAA